GAGCTGCATCAACATCGTTGAATGAAGTTAGGTTCAACTTCTTGGTGGTTGTTACGGCTGAGCCGTACTCGTTTAGTGTTACAGTAACCTGTGATGGGTTACCAAGAGCAATAGAGGAAACATCAGAAGTTTCTGTCAATGTACCAGTCGCTGTTGCGAGATCTGAGTAAATGGAGAATACAACTGACGAACCTGGCATTGCTTGCTGTACTGGCCTGACATCAGCCAACGCACGCATAACTGGTATGGAGCGAAGCGCCATACGAACGTATTGGTCGTACGCTGTCTGGACTAGATTGCTGATTGTCGAAGACGAAGTAAGCGTACCTGTAGGAATTGCCACTTAATTTGCCTTTCGGATAGGTTCGGTCTTTACAGCCCTGATTGCCTAATAATCTCATCCAATTCTTCGCGGGTATTTGCATTCATCAACCTATGATGAATTTCTGCTTGAAACTCAGGAGTAACTCCTTGCTCTACAGTATTAGTCATACGTTGATACGCAGCCGCTTGCTTTGGATCTATATTTGGTTTTGCTTGGGCTTCGGCCTGCGATATTCCAAATACATCGGAATATTCTTCAAGCCACTTTGATACAGACTCCTCAGTTGGGTCTATATCCTGTGGGATAAATGCAGCAATTTTGCTATTTACCCCGCGACTAGCGAGGGCATCTTTGATAGCTCTATCTCTTTGTGCCTTTGAAAGATTGTCAAACTGATTTTTCAAATCTGTCAGTTCTTTTTCTTTCTGCTTATTTGCTTTACGCAACTGTTTAACGAGATCATTAGTCTTATCTTCGACACCTAAATCATCGTCTTCATCTTCGTAGTCGTAGTTGGACATAGGTCCATTTCTCCCTTATTAGTAGTTGTCGTAGGCCTCACGTTGTTTGGGGAACGCAACGTGGCTCCTACTGCCGGTCTTGATATCTCTCCAACAGGCCGGTGGTTCTGTTGGCAGGCTTAGTATTGTCCAGCGCGTTCGCGGTCTAACGCTCCGCCAGCTATTCCGCTGGATTTACGGAAGGTGGCAGCCTCTAGTTGTCCTAATTTACGTCTCTGACGGCGTGCTTTCTCAGCATCAGGTAGAGCAAAGACTTCTGCCTCTGCTACCGCTTGAGTGTAATTAGGTTGTTTGTAAATCTGTGATAGTTGGCGACCACGCTCTAGGCCGCTTGCAATGGTTCCGAAACCTTGTTGCGCTGTTTCTTTGGTAACACCATAGCGCTGTAGTTCTTCTGCTCTGGCAAGTCCAGTTGTAAGTCCTGCCTGCATTGCACCTGCTCCAATTTCAGCAGCGGTTACTTTACGACGAATCTCTGTAATAGCTTTATCAGGATCTAATGCATAAGTAAGAATATCGCCGTTTGTAATGTCAGGATAGAAAGATTTAAGTGTGGTTACAATCTCAGGAGCCGCATTGATAACGCGGTTCTGTGCAGTTTGGATTCTATCTTCTAATTCTGCTGCAGATACATCTCCACCAATAAACTTCTCAAATCCTTCTTGACGACCCATATCTCCACGGGCGTAGTAAGAAGCAGGTAGACCATAGTTACGCATAACATTCTGGTATTGGTCTTCTAATTCAATATATTCTGCTTCAGATAGAGCACGAAGGCCTTTGTTTATGCGTTGCCGATTAGCAGCAAAACGATTTTGATATGCCTTGGTGTCACGAAGACGAAGAGTAAATTCGGCTGGAGATAGTCCATCTACAATAAAACCTTTGAGAGGTTCTACTAATCCGCCAAGACCATATCTATTAAACTCTTCAAGCAATAATGCATAGGCAGACTGACCTTCTCTGCGTCTCTTATCAGTCTCTTCGGTTGATGAGGTAGTTGTTTCGGTAGTTCCGCCACCCCTTTTATTTTCATCGCCTCGAAGAAATATACTAAATTCTTCTTCGCTTACTAATACACCCTTTATGTAACGTTTGCCTGTATTTGAAGTACCGGTAAGATTAGACCCAGCATATTCAGCATCTGACGCATATCCTGCAAATGCTCCACCGGCTGATCCTGCAACGGAGCCTAAACCACTGGCTTGAATCTTTTTTAATAAATCGCTAATACTTCCTGAAATACCACCAAGACTTTTAGATATTGATTTCTTATCAGCGGCAGATAAACCACCGCTAGGTTTAGGTTTAGGTGTAGGAGTAGGAGTTGCCACCTTTGGTGCTGGCTTAGTAGCAGATTTTCTCTGCTCCCTAGCTGTTTCTGCATCAATAGCCATTATTACCCCTGGAATCCGAAGTCACGAAGTACCTGCAGGGCCGCTGTAGATACTTCTTCACGAGCATTATTTGTGTACTGCCAACGAGAATCCTTACGGAGTTGTCGTTGGAAATCATATAGACTTACTTCACCCTGTTGACCAATAGCGCTTCTTAAAGTTGGGTCAGTCAAAGTAATAGTGTTTGGATTTATCTCCAAGATAGAAGCCATAGCCTGTTTATAAGGTGAGTAGATAGTATCTAGGTCAACCCCTTCACCTAGTAACTTTCTTACATTCTCTGGCATACCAAGACCAGCAAGAGTACGAATCTGGTTTTGGATTACTTTAACATCCTTACCATTTTGGACATCTAGTGCATACTGTTCTAGTTGTTGTGGAGATAAAGTAACACCATTGCTATTAGCCACACCCTGTAAACTTTGAATTGTAAGTGAACGAGTCTCCGCTTTACGCTTATCATATTCAGGAAGTTTACGTACAAGCCCTGTTAGAAATTGGTCTTTATCAAGACCTTCAATAACCTTACGGACTTTAACGCCACCAATAACTTCAGTCTCATACTTTTGGAATGATGATGGTTTTCTTTCTTCCTTCATCAATCGCTTGGTATATTTCTCAACTTCAGCAGGTGTTGGCATTCTGCCAAGTTCGGTCTTAAATATAGTTTCAATTTTTGCAGCAGCCTGAGACTCTGAAGAGAAACTCATACCAGCGGTTGGTTTAGCCGCACCGGTTCCGGTCTCTTGGACGAATCTAATTCTGTCGGCTATGTACTCGCCAAATGGTACATCTGCACCTTTATAGGTTGAGGTTACTTTGTTATCCCGAAGGGCGGCAATGTATGCCTCAACAAGTAAATTGTTAGGCTTGTCAGTTATTGGGCCATTGTAAAACTTAGCATCTTTAAGAAGCCTGCTGATATCACGTATACCTTGCTCATTTTTACCATAGATAAAAGTACCGGCATCTTGCACTTCTTTACTATAATTACGAAGATTTGTGCCAGTTTGTTTTTCTTGGTCTACAACAGTTCCTGTTTGCTCTTTAGCGGGAGCATACTTACCAGTCTTATTTTTCTTATCGGTAAGATCATTTATTTCAGCATTTATAGCTGCAGTAGATTGTCCAGAATCAACTGCTCTCTGGAGTTGAATATTTAAGTTGTCAAGTCTATCCTGTATTTTTTCAGATTCAGCCTTGTCTTTTTTAATATCAATTTTAGACTTTGCTTTTTTATAGTCAGTTCTTGCTATGGATTCAACACGACCAACTTCTGTCCTTGCATCATCTACGGCGGCCTGAGCAGACTTTACGGCGTCAGCGGCTTTTTGATAATTGACAGTATCCGTAGAACTTACGCCAGCAAAAGCGCGTTGAGCTAATATTAGTTCTTTGTTGGCGTTAAAGAGTTTAGTTCTAGCACTTTGAACATCAAGACGAGCGTTTAGATAGCTCTTTTCACTTTTTACTGAGCCAAATGCGCCCGTAATGTCTGTCTCTGCCATTGCCTATTTGTCTCCCTAGTCGCCCAGTAATCTTCCAAACAGCGCGTCATACGCTGCTTGAGTGTTTTCATTATATGTAGCAAGTTCTCTAAGTCTTGAAATCGTGCTATCTTTTAAGAATGAAATCATATCGTCTTTAGCACCGGTTAATTCAAACAATTCTCTTTGACTCTTGTAATCTCCATAGGTCTTAACCATTTCTCTAAGCACATCCTGAACATCTCTACGGATATTGCTATACTTTGAATCTTGCAAGAATGTTTCAAGATCCTGTAAAGACTCAAGTCTTTTAATTTGCTTCTCGGCACCTTGGTTTAGTTCTTCTTTAACCAAAGGTCTACCCGCAAAGAATCTATCTTTCCAAGTATTAAACTCCTGACGTACAACACTGCGAGCGGTATCAGAACCCATAAACTCTAGTGATGCTTCGTACTCATCACGTTTCTGGAAGTAAGTCTGCAAGTCTGCTGCAGTCTGAACCTCACGTAGATAGTCTTCTACTCTCTTGTTAGTGCGAAGACCCATACCTTCCATAGTGCGGTAAGCATCGAAAGAGAATGCGTTTTTGTGAGGAATTAAAAAGGCTGCTGCTTCAGGGTACTCTTCAAACATACCTCTGTTATCTTCTACGAATTTACCTGATTCCTCAGCATAATCAAAAAATGCTACTGTCTTACGTTCTGATTCGGCAACTGTATATGGCAAAGCATTTGGATATAGTTCAATCCAACGCTTAATTGCTGCATCGTAATCGCCATCATATTGTTGTCTAAGAGCGTTAAACGATTGCTTGAAACTGGCTTGACCGGCATCTCTAATCCACTCCTGCATATCAGTCTTAAGTTGGATAGATGGCGATGCTGGAGCAAAGAAACCAAATACGAATCTAGTTGCTAGAACTGATCTAGTTGCATTTGCTACTCGTTGGCGATACTCTTCAAGTTCACCAGCAGTTGGTGGTAATAATTGACCTGCTTCATCATAACGCTTTGGAATACCGTGACCTGCTGCTTCAAGGTAAGTAACAGCCTTACGGTATGCAGAAGCGTACTGACTATTACGCTCATCAGTACCCATTGCATTTAAGAATCTATTGACGTGAGCTGGCATAAAACGAGATACAAGGCTTGTACCTACAGCATATTCACCTAATGTATATCTAGCGATTGTATCGCCCATACCTGGCTCAAATAATCTACTGGTTAGATTCTCAATTACTGTAATAGGCAAAGCCGCTGCAGGACCTGAGAATGTAGGTAGCCAAGATTCAGTATTTAGTGATGGTGATAGCATCTTTACAGATGCACCAAACTGTACTGGGAATGGAACCTTAAAGTCTTGTGGTAAACCAAGTGCTTCCATTACGCCTTGGACAGCACGATATCCTGGTGCAAAGTGTGGATAAACAAAGTACTTCTCGCCACGATCATCTTCTTGCACCCAACCAGAGTGCGCTATACCATCAAATGTTAACGATAATTTCTGGATTGCTTCTGGGTTGTAACGAACAATACGAGCAAGACGTCGGTAGAAATCTTCTTGTGCGCGATAGAAGCGGGCAAAGTTACGTGCAGTAAATGATACTTGGCTTCGGATTAATGGATTATCCACATAAGGCAATATCTGAGATACTGCTCTTTCCTCTACCAATCTAGCAAATTCTCGTTTAGCATTATCAAGTGCTGCAGCCTTAGCGCCAGCATCTTCTATGTCCTTAGTAAATGCTTTGTAAAAAGCATCCTCAAAGCCAGACTTGCGCATCTGTTTGCGAATCTTAGTTACTTCATATAACGCCATTGGTTGACGTGATAGACGAGCAGTTGATAAACCTAGCCATACCCAACCCTTTTGCATTAAAGGCGATGTGTAATTATTGACATCAGATACTGGCACTAATTCAGGGCCAACAACTGTTGCTGGTATAAATTCTGGATTATCTGGCAGGTCATCTAAAGATAATCTTCCAGATATAACATTACGGTCTAAATCTGCATCAAAGGTGCGAATTTTGTTTAGAAGGTCTACATTTATTTCACCGTTTCGACCGGTGACGATAGCCTTAGCGCGATTGTAAACTATCTTTGCATACTCATCTATAGATAGATTCTTACCTGCAGATAGTCTGGCATCCTTTAGAACTTGTGCATTCTTAGGATCAGATAGCCAGGTCTTCAAAGCATTTACGGCTTTGGCTGGGTCATCTGCGTTAGCAAGAGCAATAGAACCTAGTTCATCGTTACCATAAAAGGATATACGTAGCGCCCAAGCAATCATAGATGCTTCGTTATTTGGCGTTAAGCCAATCTCAGCAAAGCCTCTTCTGCCCTGTGCTTTAGCATAGCGAGTCTTTAGACCTTCTAAATCTAAACGTAATTCTGCCTGCTTTACACCGAGAGTCTTGGCTAAATCAAAAGATGCGTCTACATAATTAGATCCTGCAGCAAAGTTAAATCCACCCTCAGATACAATAGCAAGTAGATTATCTATATCGCCATATGTAACTTGTTCAGTTAATAATTCTAAACCTTCGCTATCTAGTTTAGATAGACCTGCCTTTTGAGCGAAACGCTGTACGCGGCCTGCAGTTAAAGCCTCTGCCATAACCTTACGTACTTCTTGTTCTACTCCACCAGAAATTTCTCTACGAATACGGCGGATGCCAGCTTGATATCCTCTAATCTTTGCAGGATCTGTCGCTGGATTTTTTATTGCAGCTTGATACTCAGCAATCTTCTTTTTCTTGGCTGAAAGAACACCATCAATAGCCTTTATCTTTTCATCATACTTAGCAGATTCGCCTTTATTTACAAAACGCATAATTAAACCCAAAGGCTCTGCCGCAAACTTCTCGGCAGCAGTAAGTCCTGGAGTCAAGCGTAGCGCTGTATTCAAACGAGTCGATAGATAACGACCTTTTGCAATACCCCAAGGGCTGTTACCAATAGCAATATTAACCATTAGGTCTTCTAGCGAGTTACGTAAAGCGTAACGATAGCCAGCCAAAGTAAAGAATGACCAGGCGTTTGTAGCGCTTTCCATAAAGCGAGTATTGGATACTCCAACTAAACGTTGAATAAGACCACTGCGAGATGACATACGATCTATGTCTACAAGGCTAGGAGCCGTAACAAAGTTATTCATTTCGCTAGGCAGCAAACCAAAGTCAATATAGTCGTCAGTTCCAGCTACGCTGTATCTAACTTGACCTTTACCTGTCAATCTACGGACTATTGCCTGTCCATTAACAGTCATATTCATACCGCGGATTTCTGCTATAGAAGCATATAATCCGTAGAAGAAATCTTTACGCTTACCTATCTCATCAAGGCCTGAGAAGGTTTCAGATACTAAGCGAGCTTGACGGGTTGGCATAACCAAAGCCGCTAATTGATAAATTTTATTAGGAGCATCAGATGCTGTTAAGTCAAACGCATCATCTCTAAATAAAGGAATACGAGTAAACTTACGCTTTGCGTTATCAACACGCTTGGCTACCTCAGCGCTAGAAAAGCGTAAGGATTTTACACCCTTAACATTGATACCTTTAGCAGCCTCAATAAGTTTCTCTGGAGACTTAGTTATAGCCTCATAAATTCCATCTTGAGTCTCTGGTGCGCCAAAGAAATCATCAACTAACTTAGGACCAATGGTATCTAGGTTAAATACTCTGTTGGCTCCAGTTAGAATTGCTACTCTTGTTGCACGAGCAGCGTTAAGTCTAGGCATAAGGATACGACGGCGAGCGGTACCTGCACTCATAACCTTAAAAGCATCGTCTTCGTTGTAGAAGAAAGCCTTAGCAGAATCAATATCCTTGATTCCGTTCTTGTTAAATAGGTTAACTACTGCAGGACCAAACTCTGGAGCTAAGCGTTCTGCTTCTCGGCGTGCTTTTGCTGCAGCAACCTTCTCACCTTTTACAGTTGCAGTGCGTAGTTCTTCTAGTTTAGCGCCATATCTATTCCAGAAGTTTACAGTTTCTGGTTTGGCAAAGTAACTTGCTGCAGTATCGCCGCCCTTACGAGCAGAAGCAACGATTGCTTCATAGGCATACTTGTTTACATCGTATAAACGTTTAGCTTTACCAAGTAAAAGTGTTGGATCTGCAAATATTCGATAGGCAGCATCTGCTGCACCCGAGGTAATCTTGTAAAAGAAGCCACTCTTATAGAAATCGCCAGGTGTAAAGGTGTCAATTAAGTTAGCAACGAAGCGACCTGGTGAATATTGTGCAGCATTGACTGCAGATATTGCATCATCTAGCAAATCTCGATCTGCTTGAATCTTTTTAGTGTCAGCACCTGGTAGATTGGTAATAGTTCGGTCTGAAATTTGCAACCAGTATTGCTCTTCTGGTGTTGCAGTAGCCATAAGTTTAGCTACTTCTTCGCTGGTTTTAGCCATACGAATCTTTTTGGCTATATTTACAAGATTTGTGCCGTATTTTTTCTGGGCTTGCTCTAAGCGTCGCTCATTAAATACCTTTTGCCCATCTCTTTCAGAGCGATCCCAAGCATCAGCAAGGTCTCTACCTTCTTCGATAGCAATAATTCCGGTACGAGCAACGCGAGTTGAGAAGTCAGAGGCTGCTTGTAGAAAGTCAAATACCTTACCACCTGTATAATGCCAAGCAGTACCAAACCAACCACGTTGAGGTTTCTCCTCAGGAGGCTGATTCCCAAACTTATTAACCAAATCCTGTTGTTCTTTAGGAGTTAACTTAGTGTTATAGACTTGGTTTGCAGTTGTAGTAGGTAAATTTGAAAGAGCCTTGTGGGTTTCAAGCGATTTATTAAAACGCTCTATGCTTTTCTTTTGCTCGTCCGACAACCCAGCAGCACTTGCTAGTGCATTTAGGTCAGCCATTAATCACCTCGCGCTAATGCTTCTTGGTACAATACGGTTATCTCTCCGGTTGTATCGTATGGAAGCATCTGTGCTAAAGCATCTGACAATCGTCCCTGTTGACGCATTTGGTTAATGCCAAGTACTTCTGGTCCAGGACCTTCACCTAGCGCAATACCTGCAGTGATTGGTTCATCTGGACGTTCTGTTGGTGCATAAAGTGAAGTGATTCTAGCTGCCTCACGTACCTGTGATGCTGGGATACCGCGTACATCTGGAGTTTGAGCGAGCGGAGCACCTGACTTAATAGCCTGCGTCTCAACACCTTCGCCGTATGCAATAGAACCTAAATTCATATCTGTTCTCTTAGAGAATTTACCAGGACCTGATTCTCCTGCCAATGGACCTCTAGCCATTGTTATCCTCCTGAATCTTCTCTAAATCTTGTGTAAAGTTATTCCAAACTTTATTTATTTTATTCTTGCGGTTTGCGTTATATACCGCTAATTCTAAAAGTTCTTCTGATAATGCGTGAAATGCTGATATTAAATTATGAAAGAATGCACTGATTACAACTAAAATATCAGAGGAGTGGACCGAGCGTGGAACATCGTCATCTTCGTTATACACACTCGGTCCTATTCTCTTAAATATTTAAGCCTTCTTGCCCTTACGTCCAGCAGGGGCATATCCAAACCTTACTTCTCCGCTTTTAGGCTTTGAAGTGTCTTTCTTGCCTTCTGTTGGCTTCTGCATTGAAGCAGCAGCACGTCCACCTTTTTTCATTTAGCACCTCCTTTGGCTATGCTCAACCTGCAATTTGCGCGAGCAAACTTGCTATATCGGGACGAGGACCAGCAGTAGAGGCCGCACCAGTCGTCGTTTCTGGAGTTGGCTGCGAGGCAGGGGCTGGGGCCATACCTACTGCTGGAACCTGTGCGCCCATCATTTCTTCTGGGACCTCTGGAGCCTGTGGCTCAGGAAATACTTCTTGAATAACATTTTCTAACGCTTTGCCTTTTTGCCTACCTTTGATAACTTCCGCAATTCTGGTAACGATTTGAGAAGGATCTTGGCCTTGTGCCGCAAGCGCGGGGATAGCTTGAGCATACTGAGCGACAGCAACACGAAGAGAATCACGCATCTCTTCAATGTCCACACGTTGTTCTTCTTGGGTGACATTTAACTCCATTGGGATTTCTCGTCGTACATAATCTCTTGAAACTAACTTATCGCTTCTCATCTGTAACAAAGCAATGATTGCGCGGTTAGGGTCCATACCAGACATAATTCCGTATCGCACATCTATCCCATATTCACCGGCGATAGCCTTTGATGGGATGTATTTCATTGAAAATGGTGTGCCGTCTTCAGAGCCGCGAATCTCTTTAGTCATACTGCCAAATATTTTTTCGTCTATCTCAAAGCACATTGAGACCATATCAGTAAATAGTTTTGCAAATTGTGCTTGAGCGGAGCGGATCTGCGTATCAAAGCCTGCCTGCAGTGCTTGAACTCCACGACCTGTTACAACAGATGCGTCAATATTACCGCTTCTTACCTCTGGATATCTTGAACCCAAGCGTAGTTCTCGTTCTAGTACACCGCTTTCTGCAAATACTCCAGAAGGAAGTTCTAGCGGCACTCGACGAATCGCTTGGGGATTAGCAGAACGCATAATCGAGTCAGGGCCAAGGGCAAGTTCTTGAACATCCTGCGGAATAGCAATCGGTGCCTGAATAGATTTCTCCGCTGCTTGAATCTGCAACACCGCAAATCTAGCACGAGCTAACTGTACCGCTAGAACATCATCAAATTGACCGCGTGCTTCACCGTCCAAGGATGAGCGCATTGCAACCGAGGCTAAACATCTGCCGATAACATTAGGCAGTTTAGATAATACTAAGTTATTACGATCTGGTACATAGATTAAGTCTTGGTCTTTATCGTGATAACGAACCATTGAAATATAAGAAGAGCCACCAGCGTAGTTTTTATTTACTAAAATTTGATTGTAGAACTCTGGATATTGCATTGCTAGAGTCTCTGTATCAGTATTTACTATTTGAGTAATAGAAATACAACGACCAAAGCGATCCATTTCTGGATAGACGCCAAACGGATTTAACATACGAATTCTTGGATTATTGGTCTCGTAATCCATCTCTACCATCGCTGGTAACATTCCGTAGGTATTGAACCAATCTGCTCCGGAGTACATCTGAATTTGTAAATCTGAGGAAGCTACATAGTAGTTAGCAATGCGGGTTCTAATATCAGCGGCCTTACGAGCAGCGTCTGAGACCATATTGGTAGCAGAGCATTCAAAGGATGGGAGAGGTGCCATCGCTTCTGCGAGGTCACGAGCAGCTACATCTATGAAGTTTGCAACTAGAGGCTTTGGGTACTCCTCAGAGAACATCGCAGGATAGACCTTGCTGATATCTCCTTGACGCACAGATAGCACATCACGCATACGCTGATTGCGTTTGGCGTACTTAGTCTGTAGCCTAGTTACTTTAGCAACTACCTCTTTGACTGTAAGCATTTATTCCTTACTTCTTTTTAGTTCTCAATTTGATAATAGGTTTGCCCTTGCTTGGACCAGTCTTGATGTCGCTATCGCCAGGATATTTCTTATTCTTAGAAGGGACTTTCTTCTTCTTAGATAAATAATCGTCAAGTGTTGGTTTCTTGTTTGGCATTACTTGCCTTTCTTGGCTACGCGCTTTGCAATACCTGCTGCGCGAGAAGCGCTACGGGTGCGGTCTGTAAGGGC